TTCTGTATCTACATAGTAATGCGTATTATTGGTTAGCGTAGTATAGCTGCTAGCTATAGAGTCTCTTTCCTGAATGGAAGTAACACTAGTGAGTGGAGATTCTGTGATAAATATCTCCGAAGTTAGTTTGTTTTCAACATCAAACAGCTCTGTTTTAGTAGCTGAATAGAAGTCGATAATTGCGTGTCCGCAGTAGGTCTTAACCATTTGACTAATAGATTCCACCAAGGTGTCGATCTTTGTATCGTCCTTGCTATGATCCATTTTAGTATATATTTTATACTGTTGTCGTGTAATTAAGTTTGCCATTTTTGTGTCCTAAAAGGTGAAACTTGGAGGAGCAATTACTCCCCCAAGTCACCCAGCATATTTCATCATACCCGCTAAAGCGGTTATAAATTGTTAAGAAGCTTTATACTGAAGTGCCCACTTAGAAGTAGCGCCATCAATTAGATCGATGAAGCCTATTCTTTGTGAAGCAACTAGTACTCTTCTTTGGTTAGCCACTTCGTAGTCTGACTCAACAGTCATTCCACGTAGTCTTGGCATAACGTAGTTTCTAGCATATACTGCTACGGCATGGAATTTGGATACAGCAGGTGTTGCGAACTCGTCGCATACAATTACTTTAGATCCAAATACTGTTCCGATTTCTCCAGATAGTTTAGTAGCCATATCGCCCACTAAGTTAACATCTTGGAATTCAGCATCTTCTAGTAATTCGAAGTATCCTCTTTGAGATACAACGTATACTACGTCTTCAGCTCTTAAACCATATTTGCCCATGTTCTTTCTAGCAGCTAATAATTGTAGCGCTGTAAGAGCATCTGATGCAAATGCAGTTGCAGTCTGAGTTAAATCTGAATCGTTTCTTGCTAAGTGCAATAAACCTTCAAATGTTGCTCCACTTGTGCCGTAAACGCCATCAGCGTCATCACCAGCAAGTACAGCATTTTCCATGCCTCTAGCATGAGATCTAATCATAGATTCACGAATCAATGGAAGAATAGGCAAGATTGCATCCTCTTCTGTTTCGTTTCCTAAGTATGATTGTGAGATCAATTTTTTAGTTGAAAGAGTTCTCTCAGTCATTACCACACCAGCTCTATCAGCATATGTTGCTGATCTCATGTCTAAGTTACCATGAGGTGATGATCCTGTAGCGGCTTGGTTAGCTGTAAATTCAGCGTAACCTGAGTCGGGTAGGATTGGTAATATTTGAGTCGCAGAAGTCATAGCAATTTCTCTAAATAGAGGTGCTAGTACTAATTCGTTTTGAATATCTCTTTCAATGTTAGTTGAAACTGTTTGTTCAAAATCCGCAGATGAAACGTCGACACCAGACATGGTGTTAACTTTTTGCATTGTGTCTTGCGCAAACTTAGTATTAAGCCCTTTACCAGTAGCTTTACCAAGTAACCAAACATCTTCTAGATCACTAGCAAATGACTCAAGTACGTTTCCGCCTTTTTGTCTTTCGCCAAATATTCTTTTGGATTCTCTGATTTGCGAGATTTCTTCGGATTTTTCACGTAGTTCGGCTCTTAGGCCTTCTACTACTTCTTCAACATTAGAGTATTTATTATCAATGCGTTTTTCCAGGTCAGAAACTAGTGTTTCTGCTCCTGATGTTCCTGCTTCGATAATAGCTGATACTTCAGCTTTCTTTTCTTCGAGTTTGGCATCGGATATTGCTTTTTCTTCAACTGCTTTCTCTGCGACGGCTTGGTCCTCCGCTATAGCTTTCGCTTTAGCATCGGCTTGTTGCATCGCAATAGCTGCAGTTGTTTCTTTAGCAACGTTCTTTGCAAACTCTTCAAGATTAAAGTCTTTATTTTCTGACATTATTTTTTCCTTGAAGACAGACATATTGTCTGTATTATCTTGAGGCGTAATTACCTCGGTTGTTTTGACAAATTGCTTTTTCCACTCGGAATATTCTTCCTTCGTGTCAAAAGACTTCGCCACAGAGAAGGTGGCTGCTTGGTTAGCGGGTACGGATACCACACTTACTTCAAACAACTCCGCATCTTTAATTAAGTATCCATCGCCGTCTTCCATATAATCTGCGTCTTTGACGCGGAAGCCGACACTGAATGCTCTCAGAATACCCTCTTTTACTAAATTTGTTATATCGCCAGCACTTTTTGATAAGTTCGCGGTAATCTTTAGTCCTTTGTCGTCAGTCTCTAATGAGGTGGCTCTGCCGATAGGTTTGTTATAGTCATGGTTGAAAAGTATAATAGGATTATTGCCAAAATTGTCTAATCCTCCTTTCTCCCAAGCCTCTTTTTTAATAACATCTCCCGCACGATCTGTATCGTTAGTGCTGGCATATCCTTTGATATTTACACTTCCGTCGTCTGCCTCTTCGACAGACTTAATGTTTGATGTTAAATTAAAAATCTTTTGCATAATTATTCCCCTTTATTTCTTTGCTTTTGGCTGTTTAGCCGTAGCAGCTTTTTTGGGCGCTTTTGCAACTTTTGGAGCGACAGGTGCTTCCGTAGAAGGTTGTGCCTTTTCCCATTGTTCAGGGAAGTTAGTCTTTATCATAGACGCTACTCTACCCCAAGAACCGAAAGGTCTCTTGGCGAGTGTAAATCTGATAGGTGCGTCAGGTGCGGCTTTGTACTCCGCAGGTGATAAAATTTTACCCTTTTTTGCAAAATAATCAGCTAGCTGTTTTAAAACTTGTTTTTTATTCGCCATTATTATTTTCCTCTTCTTCAGGTCGTCCACCTTCTGATGGATTCGCTGCTGAGCCTGCTATATTTGCAGGCACTCTTAAGTCGTCATGCCCTTCTAACGGCTCCATTCTCATTGCTTCTCTGGCTTCGTTTGGCGTCATAATTCCAGTATTAACTAAAGTACTGTAATATGCTGCCGAGTCTTTCAGTTCGGGCTGTAGAGCAGGTATATCGCTCACATCTTCTGAAAGATCGAATCCAAAGAAACGCTCAAATGCAAAGTTTACTTTTCGTACTATAGGTAGTACTGTTTCTAAGTAGTACAACCTATGGTTGGGTCTAATATTTGCATTGTTCCCACTATCCAATAGCAAAGGTGGTACACCTATTGCCTGTAGTATAATTTTTTCGTTTGCTGCTATCGCTGCTTGGAAGTCTAGATCTTTAAAGTTAACCTCCGTTAAGTTATCTATTTCTAAACCACCATCTAAAATTAGAGGTCGTCTCCCTCCTGTGCTCGGGTTGTAACGGGCTCTCCAAGCAGCTAGCATACGTTCTTTTATCTTTTCACTCAAGGTATTAGGACTCTTAAGTACTAATCCTGGAACTGCTCCATTTTTGAAGAAGTTATCTTGAAAGTTTCTCATACTTGCTAATAGTAGCATAGTTCTATATGCTGGCTTTAGTCTTGGAACTCCTCTATAAATAGAGTTAAATGAGTTCTCTTTAATATGAATAATCTCTGATGGAAGATAATCTATGATTCCATCGTACGTATACTTACTAATATATGTTTGTTCGTCTGATTCAATTGTAACGTTTTCAGAGGGTAAATGATATAAGCTTTGTCCGTCAAAATAGACAAATATGTTGCCATCAATTAAATAATCGGTTATTAGATTTCTTTTAAACGTATTAATATCTTGATATTGATTTGGTTGGACATTTAATAAGTTATTAACAGTAACCTTTCTAATATTTTTAAATACTGGATTCAGTCCTACTACTTTTGGTCCAACGTCTACAGGTATTTCTGCGACATCATCAACAACTATATTTACTGCACGGTTAACTACTTCTAGCTTTTCATATGCATCACGATAACGAGTAACAACTTCTCTTGAGTTGATAGATAATCCCTCTTCTCTACTCATTAAGTATTGCGAAGGGTTATTTTTTTCGTCTGCGTCTAGAGTACTTCTACCTAGAAATCGGTCATACCATGCCATGCTTTTCTCTTTGTTTTATTACCCAACGTTTTTGTTTCTGGGCTGTGTGTAATTGCGGTCTTTTTCCATAAATGGAATGTAATCTTAAATGATGATTATGACAAAGAGTTACAGCCTCTTCGTATAGTTCTAGTAAATGCTGTTCTATAAATGTATCCCGCACTTCCATTATCTCTTCAGCGGTTTGAATGTTAAGTTTGTTCTCTCTTAACCACTTCTCTAACAGCTCCGTCAATCCGTAGAAGTGATGGAAGTCGAGGTTTTCCGTACTTTCGCAAATACGACATTCCGTTCCCTTATCGTACTTTGACTTTGCTCTGTCTCTAACGTATTTGACTAGGTCTCGCTTAAGATTCATTTATTTTTCTCTTACCTTGTATTATACTAAATTACCACGATAATGTCAAGAAACATTTTTTTGTAGGTCATGCTCATTAGAAAGTAGTCGCTGACGTCTCGAATGTATACAGCGCATATCTAAGAGCGTCTGCCATATGGGAGTGTTTATCGTGTTTTGGCTTCTCTCTTAGTAAGTTCGGATTTGGATCCCATTGATACTGGTCTAAACATTGTAATGTATGTGTGCATCTTTGATCTACAATTAAGTTATTATTATCCACTAAACTAGCTACTTCTCCAATTCCCTCTAGTACTGCTTTTTTTGCATTTATAGTACTAATGTCATAGTTTTGAGCAAAGTCAAACCTAGTTTGTTGTGCTGCGGAATCAATATAAATCCAATCAATATCGTGTTTTTCTTGTAAGTCTCTAATCTGTACAGCATGTTGCTCTGTGGTTCTTTCTGCATCTAAATACTCATTTAGTACATAAAATTTACCTAAGTCCCAATCATATGCGAGTACGCATAAGGCTGTCGGGTCTTTATACCCTACGTCTAATCCTGCTATAACGTCCATATTACTGGTGTCTAATTCTGATAGATCCGCTACGCATTTCTCATAGTCAAAGTTCCATATCTGACCTGCATAAGTATTAAAGTCAGCCATGTACTCTTGAGCAAACTCTGCTGAGGACATAGATTTTTTAGCTTCTAATATGTCTTCTTCACTAAAACGTGGGTTCTCGTGGTAGGTCGCTCTTATCGAACACCATTCTGGAAATTCATCTGTGTAGCCTCTATAGAAAAAGTCGGCAAACCAATTATTTCTACCACGAGGAGTAGAGATAAATATAGCTTTACTATTATCTTTATCTAAGGTTGGTCTGAGTGCTATGTTGAAAGCATCTCTACCATCTACAAGTGCTGCTTCATCAAATATTATTAAATCGTATGATCTACCTACACAAGAATCAACTTGGTTAATTGAGCCCATACGAACAGTAGAGCCATTAGATAGTTCTATAACTCTGTCTTTTGCGTTATCTTTTGTTACTTCTAAATCGAAGTGCCTAATTAATTGTCTTTGTAAATCAAATGATATTTGAGATAAAGAGTAGTTAGGTGACATAATTAATATGTGAGTGTTGGGTACTAGAGCTGTGAGTTGCCCTATTATATTTGAAATGTAAGTTTTACCTTGACGCCTAGATACTGCTCCGCAAACGAAACGGTACTTAGGGTTATTGATTGCATTAATGAGGGCACATTGTGATGCGATAGGAGTAACCCCCAATAAGTCCATGTAGGGTTCTATTGGTAGTTTAATAAATCTTTCTTCTGCTGAATAAGGGGCGAGTGCATCCCCATTAATGTCTTTGCGACTAATTTCTAGTGTCAATGTATTGTAGTGTTATCTAATGAATGAATAATTTGATGTGATTGAGCAAGATGATATAGATACAGAAAACCTCCACATAGCGATGCTATCTGTAAGTTCTCTTCGCTAAGATGCCCTGTCTTGTTCGATTCTCTATCGACGCTAGCCAGAGCTTTTGTTGCGGAATCAGATAGGTTGTCTAACCAACTTTCATCCATGTATCTTAAATCTATATCTTCTACCATTTTACTTTATTTGTCTAATATCCTATAAGCACTATATGGCGTAAGGAATGTTAGCTCTTTTTACCCAGTCTCTGGGTTCGGGACGTTTTATACGCTTGGTACTTAGTCCTTTTCTTAGATGCCACCCTAGTTTTTTTGTACTTTTGGTACTTTACTCGCTTTTTTGCGGCGGCTCTTGTAGTACGTAGCTTTTTTCTAGCTGCCACTATCCTTCTGTTAGAACTGGTGTTCCTAGTATCTCTGCATGCGCAGCAAATACTTGGTCTGTACTGCCCTTCTTAAGGACTATGACTTCTCCGCCCGCTAGTGAGCAGGTTCCTAATGTAGCATCAGCTGAATTAGCAACAGTAACTAGTCTAACTGTAGTACCTGAATTAACAAGTCTTACATTGACAGCACCTAGAAATGTAGATGCAGCACCAACGTTAACGCCACATGCGGCTTGTGCTCCGAGCAATTTAATAGCTCCCATTTATTTCTCCTTAGCGTCTTTAGACGCCTCTTCCTGTGCTTCTGCCTTAACTTCTGCAAAGGTCTTTGATTTTTGCTTAGCAGCTACCATCTTATCATGAATGTCAACTGAACCGTCCCAGTTTTTATCTGAGCCATTCAATACATTCCTAATTTTTGTATACCACTTAGTCATCTTTCTCTAAGGCTTTGTAAGCCTCCTCTTTTGTTTTAAATTTATGCAATCTTCCGCTAGCATCACGAAACTTCCACAGTCCTCTACTTTCATAGACGTCTACTTTATTCGTTGGAGCCACTGGCTCTGCTACGGGTTTTGCTATTTTGGTTTCATATTCAACCATGATCACTTCTCCTATAATTATCTTTACGTCTATAGTCAGCAATTGCTTGTTCGATAGACTCCTCTGCTAATACAGAGCAATGAAGCTTGATAGGTGGGAGTGACAATGCGTTAGCTATATCTTTATTTGTGATGTCCTCCGCCTGTTCCAGCGTTTTGCCCGTTAGCATATCAATTAACTCACTAGAACTCGCTATTGCAGAGCCACAGCCGTAAGTTTTAAATCTTATATCTGTTATTACGTTATCTGTTACTTGCAATTGCAGTCTCATAACGTCTCCACAAGCAGGGGCTCCAACCATTCCAGTTCCTATATCAGGATCATTGGGGTCAAAACGTCCAACATTGTGCGCTTCTGGATTCTTTAGTACGTCTTCAAAACGTTTTACTACTTTTTGTGAATAAGCCATTATAAGTTGTAATAAAGTCCCAGGGATACATTGTCAGTAAACTGACCGTTCTTGGCATCGTCCATTACTAGTAAAGTAAGATCGATATTCCCGAATGACTTATCAAAAGTAAGCCCTTTCCAAGTACTATCATCATTAAATTTACCATATTTGAAAGCTACATCTACACTATCAATAAAAGGTACATTAAGTGTTGCTACCATATAATCTTTATCTGAATTATCAGTATCTACAAAGTAGCTAAAGCTACCTAAAGCAGTGTGTGCCATAAAATAGGCTTCTTCTACTGTTTCAATAGATTTATAATCATATCTGTATTGTATAACACCAACATCAAAAGATAAGTTATCTGATGCACTAAAGGCGAATCCGCCAAATAGATCATACTCGAAAGAAGCTGTGTCATCTCCAAAGTCTACTTGACTAATCCAAGCTGATGCGTAAAATCCGTTAGTAGAGTCTACAGTTATATCTGCGTTTAAAGATCCGCTACCATTAGATTGGGATTGCCCTCTCCATATGTAGTCGGATGAATATCCTACACCAGTAGTTACACTTGCAAATGCAGGTATAGAAGCTAATGCTAGTAGTATTGTTAGTAATTTGATTCTCATATTTATATTTTTTTCCTTAATTGTTAAGACATAGTAATAAATGTCCATATAACCGCTACACCCCCTAGTATTCCTGCTCCCGCAGCACTAATAAGTATAGTCTCTAAACGACTAACGGAGTTCTCTACTCCATCAAACCGTTTGCCTGCTCTGGTTTCTATGCCTTCTAACTGATTAAATACAGTCTTCCAGCGTTCAGCGCAGACGGCTTCATGCGTAGTAAAACGATTATCTAAATCTTCGTTGTTGTCCATTATGTATGTGCCCTAGTTGCTTTGAATTTAAAAATTCTATAGTGTATTTTACCAAATTCTTAACGTAAAGTCAAGAATTATTTTTTTGATGTTTATGTTTTCTGTAGTTTTCTAATTTTTGACCCAAATAGCGGGGCAAAAATTTCAACAGGCTCATCTTTACCTTTTACTTTAATCTCATCTAGTCTTACACACTCTATAGTCTCTAACTGAGCATGTGTATATGCTGATATAAGTATTGGAGTATCATAAGTTCTAGTCTGAACTTCTAGTCTGGCTCCTAAATTTACTGCGTCCCCTACTACACTATAATCAAAACGAGATTCACTCCCCATATTTCCTACTATGCAAGGACCTGTATTGATCCCAGTACCTATTACAACAGGTGGGAGGTCTAATCCTTGTTCTTTTAATTCTTTATTTAACTGTTCTGTGAGTAGTTCTATTTGCATAGCAGACTTAAGTGCCATTTCTGCATGATTTTCACAAGGTAGGGGTGCATTCCAAAATGCCATGACACAATCTCCCATGTATTTGTCAATCGTACCTCCATTTGCTAGTATAACTTTTGTCATTCTATCTAAAAATAGATTAATTAACTCTACGAGCCCTTCAGGATCGTCTTTCTTCATATAAGATTCTGAAATTGGGGTAAACCCTACTATGTCTGCGAAGAGGAAGGTCATTTCTTTTCGTTCTCCTCCAAGTTTCATTAGAGAAGGGTCTTTAACAAGCATATCTACCATGTCTGGGGACAGATAAGTTCCAAATTGACCTTTAATTTGGCGCCGAAGTAGGAACTGTTGTACAAAGTTACGGAAAGTTACAACCGACCAGAAGATTGATACTACTAGTATAGTACCACTTACATCTAAAAGTAATCCTTGTTGGAAAAACTGCCAGGCTCCGTAACATAGTGTAAAAATGACGCCTACTAATATAGGTAACGAAAAATATATAGAATATGTAGCGAAAGCTAGGATTAATAGTACTAATGTGGTAGCTCCTAATTCTGCTACAAAAGCCCACGAAGGTTCAGCTGGACTATCCCCTGATAAAAGTCCATGTAAAACATTTGCTTGCACTTCATGAGCATACCTAGAACCATTTGGAGTCGGTATAGGGTTAGCTACACCTTCCGCGGTGACTCCGAATATTACAAAAGTTGCTCCCTGTAATGGCTCACGTAGGTATTCTGCGGCAGATTGCCTATAAAATTTAGTATTCCAAGTAGTCCATACTCTAGCTCTTGGATCAGTATTAATTAAAGGATATTCTGGTAGTCTTATCCACTCTACTCCTGTCTCTTTAGTCGATATTTGATAACTAGGATTTCCAGTTGCAACTCGAAGCATTTCAAGTGCAAAGGAAGGGTATAGTTTATCTTCTACGTTTACGACTAGAGGTATTCTTCTTACTACTCCATCTATTTCAGGTGCTGTTGTTATTAACCCTACACCTGCAGATTGATCTGCTAGGGCGGGTAGTTGTCGTAAGATTCCTGGGTACTGATATAGCCATGGTCTTGGATTTTCTCCTAAAGCAGCTGTGCCTACATGAGGACCCCCTTCTGTAGCTTGTGTTGAAGCTGTGTATGCTAATATAGTAGGAATCTGACTTAAATCGTATGCTAATAAATAGTCTTCGTTGTCCCCTCTTAAATCTGGGTCTGGCATAAGTACTGTTATTCCAGGTATGGCTTCAGTTCTTGTTATTAAGTCACCATAGTATCTTCTAGGTATTGGATAACCTCCTACAGCTTCTACAAATTCTTCGTCAATGTCGACAAGAATAATTAACTCATCTTGTACTACTGGTTTTGTTGACATTAGCCAATCAAAAGTTTTAAGTTCAAGTACTTGTAAAGGGTAAGGGTTCCATACTAAAAAAGATAGCAACGCTATCCCCATAATTATTCTTGTTTTCATTTTCGTCTATCCCATATTCTCTCATGAAAGTAGTATAGATACATTTTTGTAGCTATTTCTATACTTGCTATGCTTCCAGCGATTGCCCATTCACCTGTAATGACCCAGCTAATTAAAAAAGTGTCAGTAGTAGCTAATACTCTCCATGTGATTGTTTTGAAGGCACTTCTTCTACGACTCTTACTTAGTGGGTTCATTGCTGAGTTATTGTTATTGTTTTAGTGCAGCTGCTAGTGCAATTGAAAGTAGCACTATAAGCTTGATTGGTTGAACCAGCTTGTGTAACGTCTACATTATAGTCATCTGTGTAGAACTTCATGTTTGCAGTATGAGCTCCGTTACCAGTCTGCGTTAAGTCTATGTCTGAGTTGTCTGCATCAGAGTAGAAAAAGATGTCTGCATCTTTATTACCAGAGCCAGATTGAACTATCGTAGTGGAATTGTTATCAGCATAACCATAATTGTAAACATAAGAATTATGTGCACCAGTACCTGATTGTGTGATAGTAACATCTGAGTCATCCCCAAATGTAAGGATCTTAGCATACTTGCTGTTTCCTGTTTGAGTGATTGTATAAACATTGTCGTCTCCTGTACCGAGTTGCTCGGCTGTGTTGTTATTTCCTGTTTGTGTTATTGATGAAACGTTATCATCTTCATCTTGGTCAATATAGGCAGAATTACTATTGCCGTCTATATTTATAGTATATCGATTACCTATATGGTTAGACCATACAGTATAAATCCTAGAAGTATTACTGGTTCCATCTACATTCGAAGTTATATTGGCATTTGAACAAGTATGTGTTACATAGGTAGTTCCTGGAAATGTTCCACTTCCGTTGTTGTTGTCAGAACCACATAGTATATAAGTAGTATTGCCACTACCTACCTGTTTTGTAATTATATTACTCCCAGAACCTTTATAAGTTATCTGCGTTGTATTATCCGCAAAACTAAGGTGACTGAAAAATAATAATAGTATTATCGCCCGCGCCATTTACTTCTATCTCCATTGGTATTCCTGCAGTATTAATCTCTAAGTACGCTGATGCGTTCTTATCAAGTGCAATGTCAAAAGTGTTAGTACCGTAATGTACAAAGTAAATATAATTACCTTCTACAAAAGTGTACGTTTGGAGTACGGGGTCAAAGCCAGGTATAATTCCTGTAAGCTCCACTCCATCTAAGTCTCCTGCCTTTTGGTTCTTCTTCTTGCCTGCGGTTTCTATTATTGCTAATAGGTCTATTAAGAAGTCAAAGCTTAGCAAGTCTATATCCAGTCTTGTTATTTCTTCTTCTTCATCTAAAAAATCTTTATCTAAATCTGGTGCGTCTTCAAAGAAGTCTTTATCTAGCTCAGTCTTTGGTCCTTCGTTCTGTTCCTCTACTGCTTCTTCAATTTGTTCTGGTTGATTAATAATTAGCATATTATTAATTAGTCCTAAAGTTAGATTTCCAAGTACAACAGCTTTTGTTGGTTGGGAATCCATTGTCTGAACCATTGTTGCTTGGAAAGGCTCATTAAGTATCTCAATACCTGCCCAAGTTTCTACCGTGATTTCTCCTGAGGAAGTTCCATCTTCATTTGGTAGTAGTATAATTAAGCTTCTGCCTAACTCATCTACAGTAGTCGTAAAATCTGTACCACGAATTCCGATAGTGGCACTTGGAGTCTTGATTGTAATATTCTTTTTATCAATTCTCCCAAGTTTGCCTGTAATAAATCGAGCTGTTCCTGATGCCATCTTTAGCGCAAGTTTACTTTTGCTAGGATCTGGATCGAAGATATATTCGTCTATTATTACTCTTGAATGTTCTGTGAGTTTTAGAATTGTGCTATCAAGGAACTCAACGGCCATTCGACCATTCCCTGTTCTTACCTCATCAAATGAAAAAATATCTGCAGCTAGTTCGGCTATAAGAGAGTCTGTCGAGTCTTTTCTCGATATCTCCCCATTACCTTTTAGCTCAGATATTTCTCCAATTTCTGTTGCGTTAAGTGTTCCTACTAATAGGATTAACAGCCAGAAGCGCATTGATCAATGTCTATTGAACTTCCAGATCCACCACTACTAACAAGTATTAAGTTTGCGACATTAGTACTTGTTGCATCAGTTTGATCTATATCAATATCCATTGAACTACCAGTTAAGTCAACTGTAATAGCATGGTTAGCTGATCCGCTTTGTAGTGTATCAATATCATTAGTATTTCCAGTAATATCCCAGTTGTTAATACAACCGACAACATTACATCTAGCATTGATGTTATTACTAGCACCTACGATTATAAAATCAGTATTGGCACCTGTTGCAGTAGCTGAATCACCTTGTGTCCATAGTAATACATTACTATCTCCACTAGACTGTGTCCAATCAAAATCTGACCCTGCTACATCGCCTGTAGCTCCGACTGCAAACGTAGCAGTATTACTACCACCCGTTGCACTGTACGTCCAAGACGTACTATTTCCTTGTAGAATACTAGCAGCTAATGTATTGCCAGATCCAATTTGATCTATATCTATAGTCATACTTGTACCACTCACAACCGCTCTAGTACCTGAAGTACCCACGGTGTTAGTTGCACCAATTTGATCTACCGTCAGAGTAAGGCCAGTACCCGTCTGTGTAATATAAATGTCATTGTTTCCTGCAAATGCTGTAGCTGATAATAGTAGTGTAGTAATTACACTAATCAGTATCCTCTTCATTATTTTTCTCCCTAAGCTGGGTATAATTAAAATCCCAGACTTCTTTGTCGAGACCTTGCATTACAATTCCGTACACGGCTGCTTCTATAGCTGCCCGAACTGCGCTGCTTACGGCTTCGTTACTTGTGCTTCCACTTTCAAGTTCGACTAATTCGGTTCCTTGTACGATGAACCTAAATATGTCTCCTCCTTGTGCTGTGGAAACCACAGTTTTTGTAGCTGTTACATTTAAGAGTACTTCACCAGTTTGCACTAGTACAGCTCTAAGGACTACAGTTACTTTATCCTCGCGATATTGGTTCTTCATACCTATTCCTAGATATCTAGCTCCGTTACCCCCTGTTCTTAAATTCGTGTCATATGATACAATTCCACCTTCTAGTATCATACCCGCATAAAGTAGCGGTTTTAATATTGTTTTTGCTTCTTTTCCACTATAGCTTTCGTAAGTGTTTCTTACAAGTTGTCTTTCTTTTGTTAATCCGTCAAGTCCTGTTCTTTCTACAACTACAAACCAATTTCCTCTACCAGCATCTCTTAGTGCTTCGATTAAGACATGTTCTGCTCCTTGTGTTACAGCAGTACTAAAACTCGACATTGTATCTGAAGCTTTACGCTGCCCTGTAAGATCACCAAAATCATATACAGCTACTACAGTCTTTTGATTTGGGTATGGTAAGTTAAGAAGTTGTGTTGTAGCACTTGGTTCTATAGTAGGACCTCGTTCACAGATCAGCCCTTCCCAACAGTCTCCATGATTTGAGTTTAGCCCAACTGATGCACAGCCAGACATAAGTAGTAATAGTACTAAAGCTCTACCCATCGCACTCAGACCAACAACCACCAAAGTTACCAACAGGTATTACTATCTCAGTTGTACTAACTAGAACTCCATCTATGAATTCTTCTATAATAAGTGTAATTGTTGTGCCATCATTAATCCAAGTAAGTTTATTGCCTTCTAGATCAATAACTCCCATAACAGGACTATCGCTAGTAGGAACTGTACCATAACTAAATAAAGACTCTGCTATATCTTTTGCAAGTGTAGAATAAATCCTACTTTCTAAGTTTCTTATAAATTTGGAGAGAACTGTGTTATCAGCCTCTCTTTCTGCATCATCTAAAATATCTTGAGCATCTTCGTATATCTTTGTTGATCTTGTTCGTTCTTGCTCATCAATAGTTAAATAGTGAGCAGACTGTCCCTGTCCATTAAAGGAGGGACTTCCAAACTTATGTACAAGTTCGGAGCTACTTAGGCTTGTTGCTAGTAGTAGGAGTATTAGACTTTTTTTCATTCTCTTTCATCTCTAGTACGGTATTTACTTTTTCTTGTAATCGTATCATATCTTGATCAAGTAGACGTAGTTGGTCTATTAATCGTATTATAGTTATTTTCATGTCATTCACAGCGGGGTCGACCTTAGTCAAAATGGTTTGGTACACAAAGTATACAAAATAACCCATACCAACTGCCATGACAATAGGAAACCCAAAGTCTGAGATCATTTGACCTATTTCCACTAATCTCTCCTTGCGTCTATTGTTCCATCTTCCACAAAGTTTTCTGCTCTAGCTAATCGTTGTAGATCTGGCGCTAAGCCTAGTGCTGCGGATACACTAGTATCAATTCTTATTATATCGTTATTCATTACCTTTCCTCGAGTAATTAACATTGCTGACATTCCTTTTACTGTGTTTATCTCAGATACCAGATTATCCATAATCTGTTTTATAATTATGAAGATAAAAACGCCCATAACTAAAGCACCAGCTATAGGTGCTCCAACTTCTGCAA